CATTTAGGATTTTAACCATAGATTCTACCGCACATAATCTGTTCTCGGTTTCTCTGGCTGTTAGTTTAAGTTCTTCTTTGGAAGCAAAGGTAGAAGTTAAATCCGTAACACTTTTAGCAAGTTTCTCAAGGTTGTTAGCCATATCCTCTTGCCTTGAATCAAGACGAATAAGTAAATCATGGTCTTTTAAGTCTGTGGGTTTTGTCATTGTTGTATTCCGTTAGGTTCGGGGATCATTGCATTCAATAATCTTTCTTCTATCTTTCCACGATGATCGAGATGTTTACTGAGAGCCTTCAAAATCAATTCTGTTTCTGATACCGGCATACTAGGGGTCGGGGCGGAAGATGCCTGTGCCACTCCCCCACTCCCCGCTGCGGGTGTCCCCATTTGTGGCTGGGGAACCACTCCCCCACCCTGCCCTACCCCATTTGCGGGAATTTGCGGAGATTGTAATTGGGGGATATTTGCAGGATTAATTCCTCTTCTGGCTAGGGCACGATGAATGGCACTCATTGGACTTTTATTAGGCATGGGTGTATTTGGAGGTGGCATATTACCCGGATTAAATCCAGGGTTAGAACTGGTCATCTGATCAAGAGCTGGTACTCCAGCATTCATACTTCTATTTACTTGGCCGACTATTGAGTTGGGCGGATTCATAATAAAAAAGACACACTAACTCAGTGTGTCTGTTGAGTAATTATACCACAATTAACTAATCAATTTTCGTTCTTGACATTATACTACATCTAGATGAATTAATAAAATTAAAAGGTTATGGCAAAATGTTATGATAAAATATACTTGTAAAAAATGTGGTTTTAAGTGGATACCAAGGGTTGAGAAACCTGTTAAGTGTCCTAAATGTCAAAGAAAGGATTGGAACAAATAAGTATGGATGGAATAATAGCAGGTTGTCAGATATTAGCAATATTTTTTTTATTGTACTTTATTTTCAAAGGAATAATTAAGTTCTTCAAATGGGTTGGGAAAGGAATTATAAATTTATTTTAGTTGGGGTAAACCTGCACCAGGGCCTCCACCAGGAATACTAAAATTGGCCACATCGGGTAAGTTAGATGGTTGTGAATTATCCAGAGTCGGTGGAAGATTATTACCTCCACTTGCTGTCCCTGTAACATTATTCGAACCTGTCTGTTGTTGATAAACTTTTAAGTAATTAGTTCCCGCTGAATCGAGAGCACCAACCAAATAATCTTCCAACGCTTGCCCTGACAAAACTCCCGAGATCGGAAAATTAGTATTCTGACTGATAACATCAAGTAGGCCTGTTAATGCTCCATATTTACCATTTAATCCCTTTTTGAATTGATCGTAGGTTTGATTTTGGTTAAGAATGTTTGGTGGAACTTGTTTGAGAAGTGGTCTTACTTCGTTTACCAGGGTGATTGTTTTCAGCAAATCAGAATAAGCTCCCCCCAAAGGAGATGTATTTGTTAAAGTTGTTTGAAGATTTGACGCCTCCTGATAGTCTGTCTTTGCTTGCAAAGGTTGGGTCAGTGCTTCATCGGCTGCTTTTTGATTAAGTGCGTTTATTTTACTTGTTTGAGCTATAACACCAGGTACTAATCCTTGTGATTGGGGTGAAGGGGCTGAATAAATATCCTTTTTAGAATCATAGGATATTCCAGTGGTTGAATCTGGTTGAATAGATGGAGTGAAAGATGTTGTTTGAGGGGTTTTTCCTTCTCCTAATTTATTTTTAATAGCTTCCGCACCATAGGCAATTGCTCCACCTATAGCAGGAAGTACTGCTTTTGCCCCAAAAAATCCACCTGTTCCTAAAGTACCCAGACCGGCCAATTCGAGGGGAACTCCAACTGCTGGGTTTTGTTTCACATAATTATTCCATCTTTGTAAAGCATTTGGGGCATTTGGTGCAGTTGTTATCTCAGCGGTTTGAGATTCTGCCGACTTATATGCAGAGTCTTGAGCTTTATACAAACTACTCTGATCCGTTGTTAATTCTTTTATCCCAGGATGTAATCCGTTTGGCCCTGCAAGTCGTTGATCGACTGCATCGTAAGCGGTTTGTACAACCCTATCATGTACATCAAGGGGAATACCAGCAGCTTTTTTATCTGATACTACACCCATATCTTGACTGATACTTTTCTTGAAATTCATAAGTTCTTGATCAGAAATATTATCGCCTGTCATTCCAGAAGAATTTTGCAGTTCTTTAATATAATTAGCAGCGTCTTGATCTATAATTGGTCTTTTACCTGGGCCAAACTGCCTATAAATACCATCATCTTGTAATTGTTGCTTAAAATCAGTTATTAAATCATTTACATTTGTTGACTTAGGATTATTTTCCATAATACTGGATATTTGGCCACTGATTTTAGTTATAGTCGGTTTAATATTATCTTCTATTTCTGGTGCAGAGGTACCAGGTACCAATCTATCAACTGCATTCTGAGATTTGGCTTCCCAGTCCCTAACATTGACATTATCCGAATATTGAGGAAGTGTGACTTTCACTCCAACCAGATCGGCTGAACCCGTAGGGTTACCCTGAGGATCAGCAGTCATTCTTTCCTGTTGTGCAGGAGTAAGTCCTCCTGGAACTTCGCCTGGGATAGTTTTAGCACCTGGGAGTGGTGGTTCAATAGGATTAGGATTTTCTTGTGTTGGAGGCAGTTTTCCGCCAGTTGGTAGGGTTGGTTCGGTCGGCACCTGACCACCTGGGAGTGTGTTTTCTCCTGAAAAATCAGTTGCAGGATTTGTAGTTCCATGAAAACCTAACGCTTGATCTTCCGTTTGTGTTTCAGGCGATACCTTGAAATTAGGATTTTTAGTAGTACGCATATCACGGATCAAGGTATCTCCGGTTTGGGGTGTGGTTGCTTCGGTTGTAACTGGATTTTCAACTGGTGCAACTTCTGGTGGTGTTTCTGTTGTCGCTGCTTTTTCCGCTGTTGTCTGGGCTCGCATAGCGGCCTGTTCGGAAGTTAGATCTCCTTCTGCTTCTGGGAAAAGTTCTGTACCAGCCATTAACATCGGAACAAAAGAAGCTGCTAAAGAACCATACTTTCCTGCTGTCTCTGGAGATACCTTTCCGCCAGTGACCGCCGATACTGCATTGTTTACTGTTCCTGCTATTCCTGGTATGGCATCATTAGCAAGTCCAGCTTGTTTACTATAATTATTCAAGGTATCATTTACAAAACTTCCTGTCGCACCAACAGTATTGTTGTATGCAGAACTTGCCACATTATTTATATCGCCTCCTATAGCGTTTTTAGCTTTAATTAGTGTATCGACAAAGTCGCTTATTTGTGACATATTTTATAAAGGTGTTGTTCCTGGTAACCCCATTTTTCTAGCAGTAGTCCATGGTTCCCAGCCTTGAGATTTCCACATATTAGCTGCATATTGTACATTAAAGTCGGGATCAACTAATTTTGAAGGATCGGGTCTTCCTGGTAAAGCCCGTATTTGAAATAATCCATAACTTGGAATTGTTTGCCCGTTTATCGGATAGTTGTCTCCCACATCATTGGATTTTCCACCTGACTCCGCTTGCATTACTTTTTCTGCATTCGACCATTCAGACGGTGGAAAATACTTTTGAATTAAAGAAATCGGATCCTCTGTTTGGGAATTATTCAGAAACATTGAGTATGGATTTGAATCACTAGATTCATTCACCTGTGGAGAAGGTGTTGTACTTGGTTGATCCAGAAACATTGCGTATGGATTATCATTCATTTTAAGAATAAGTTGCTATCCCTGTCTTACTAGCTTTGGACATCTGAGATGGATTTATAATTGTATTAGTTAAAGCATTTGTAAGTGTATTTCCGGCGGTTGTTTCTTTTGCTGTAAGTGGTATCTCTGCGGTTGCAACTGCTTCTTGGTATTTTTCTTCAGTTGCAGCCAAGGATTGTGCCAAGCTCATCTCATTAGCTGATAGGGTTATACCACTCTGCATTTTGTCTATAAGGCCATTGAATTGATCTTGTAGGGTTTGATTCCAACCCGTGGCTTGTGCGGCTTCTTGATTCGTAACTAAAGTACCTTGTGCCTGGTAAGGTAATAAGGCGTTTGAAATGTAAGTACCCGCAAGACCGGCAGCAGTATTTGCATTAGCTGTGGCAGCATTGGCTTGAGGTGTTAAATATGCCGTACTATTGGCTATCCCGTTATTTATATCCGTGGCGTCCACATCATAGCCTTTGGCTGCAATGTAAGCATTGGGTGTAGCATTGGTAACTCGGTTGGTTAAATTAGTGGCGTTTGTTTCAAGATTAGGGACATTGTACATATCCATACCAGTCTTATAAATTGATGGTATAGCATTGGCAAAATTAGATATATAACTATTCGTTTCTCCTCCTAAAAGTGAACCCAAACTATTATCTCCATTTCCTAAACTTGTTTGCTGAGCTCCGGCTGTAGTTGTCGGGTCAAAACTTGCTATGGCGTTATTCCCTGTATCGACTCCATTTGTAGAATTGTCCGTAGCCGCAGATAGATCCGGTGAACTAGGAATAGTTGTATCAAACCTAGATTGTAGTTTTAAGTATTTCATAATAAAAAAGGCACATCAAAAGGTGTGCCCTATGTCATAATTATACACCTTTTAAGATAGGGTTGATGACTTCCAACTTGCACCAATCCATACCGAAAGCGATGGTGTGTCTGTATTTATATACATATCGCCCACAAATCTCCCACTTACTGGACGATTTGTAGCTAAACCACTTAAAGGTGCACTTCCCCATGTTGGCACACCTCCAACTACTTGTAGTACTTGTCCTGTAGTCCCTATCCCCACTCGATTAAAATTAGCATTAGGGCCTGTAAAGAATATATCTCCCTTGGCTACAGGATTAGGTACCAAGTTTTGAGGTCTAATTCCTCCTGGTAAAATACTTTCAAAAGTAGTCCACGATTGGCCTCTCCTCTCATTTTGAGGTTGTTTATCTTTTGGGTCTTTTTTGTCAATCATTATAGTGCTTCCTCGCTCTCAAGCGGGTCTTGATCTAATGTTAAACCTAACAAAGTCGGAGATGTACCGTTTGTTTGTGTCATTGTAACTCCTATTTGGACTTCACAACTTCTACCGTTGGCTATAAGTTGTTTGGTATTTCTGCTTCCTACTGTTGAAACTGTAGTCAATTGATTAAAAGATTGTCTATCTAAGGCGTACTCAGGGGTGATACTTTCTCCAGTTCTAAGAGGAGAATAGACTGCTTTTATAGCCAAATTATCATCATCGTGCCACATCTTGCCTCCGTCATTTAAGAATAACTGAATCTCACCATTATCAGCAGGAGGGTTGTTGAAGTTCACCACATCACACCCATATCCTGACCCATCTTGCCAGCCGATTAGTAAGTTTTGCCCTACAGGATAAACTAAACCGATTGTAACTGTCGAACCTCTATTTCCTGTAGAGATGGGATAATCAAATGATAGGGCTTCTGGGTAAAAAGGATTAAGTGTCCCGTAAGAATAAGCACCTCTTTGGCTGGTAGTCGAGTTGCTGTTAGCATAAAGTCCAAAATGAAGTAGGCCACGCCACATTGTGAGTGCTCCCGGAAAAACCTCAGTGTAAGTATTCGACTCAAGAAGGGGCATCTTTTTAATCTTATTTGATTCTGAGTTGCCTGTATTATAGAAATATCCACCTTTGTAGTCCAAAAGTTGTCCTCTATAACCTGCAAACATATATAGGTCTGAATCCACTCCGAATAGAGCATTAATTTGTCCTTCGGGTACGTCTATGAAAAAGTCATATGCAGGCTGATAACCCGTCCAGAAGTATATACGCCCGTGAGATAGATCATATATATTTCCACCTTTCCATACTCCGATAGCTAGATATTGTCTCCATTGAGCAAAACACCTTACTTTCCACCCGGGAGTGAGTGTAATGAAATTAGGTAGATAGTTAGCTCCGTCCCAAACTGCTAGATAGCGTTCATTACCTATTATCTCAGCACCTGTAAGTGACCCGCCTAATGGTTGATATTGGAACTGAGTAACTGGATGAAACTGAGTATCTGGTACTAAGAATCCAAAATAAGTCGTATATTCTGCGGTTGAGAAATTAGCTGTCGTCCCTGTGACGACTTTAGACGTTCCCGTACTCACGGTTAAGTGCATGTGATAACTCTGTTTGAATACTAATCTCCAAGGATTAGCAAAGATAAACTCCACAAAACCTGATGCGGGAATTGATGCGTTTAATATCGTCTTTGTAGCGATAACCCTATTCTGTTGGTCATGAACTGTAACTGTCCAATCTCCCGTTCCCTTAGTATCTACAAAGAATCCTACCGAGGCTTGAGGGTCATTAACTGGTGTAAAAGGCAGCATATCGGCTGAGTTCTCGGCTATCGCAGTCAAAAGAGTGTACGTCTGTCCTGTTAAAGCGACTGCTACATCAATATCTAGTCTAGTTGTAGCCCCAGCGAAAGGTACATCTGTCGAGAATGTCGGACTTCCGTGAGAAGTGAGAGTATTAGTATTGGCTGTAGCATCTGTATAGGCGGAATTATATTTGTAATAGGCATTAAGTCCTCCCAAGGAAGGAGAAATTTGAATTAAATAATTATTAAATATCTGGGTTGCGGTCTGGACATTTGCCCATATACGCATATCGTTTAAGAGGCCATCGAAATAATTAGTAACTACAGTAGCATTTTTATTCGCTCCGACATATAAGAGTGAAGCGTTGTCATGTATCGCTGTTTTTGTTCCAGTGAACGTGCCTAGACTAACAGCATTCCAATAAAAGGTTGCAAGAGATGACGCAGATGCCCATGATACTGATAATCTATTCCATACTCCAGTGGTTAATGAGGAAAGATTCATTGAAAGATATTCATAAGCGGTTCCGTCATTAGAAATACCGAGTCTAGCTTGAGTTGTATTTGTAGTGACTAGGGTATTATCTTGTGCATAATCAAGAGTTGGTGTGGTGGTACCTGTGTAAGATGTATAGTAATCAAGATGGATACGGCCAACTGAACCAGCACCACCGCCACCCTGACTATAAATCCCGCCACCAGCACCTGCATTAGCGGTAATAAGAGATGAACCTAAAGTTGCAGTTTGTGCTTTAAGTAATATTGATCCTCCAGCTCCTCCTCCCCCTGCGTGTTTTTGGCTTCCGGTATTTCCGTCATAAGCACCAGCTCCGCCATTTGATGTAATTGCTCCAGTAACGGTTAATGTTGTGGCTGTTATAAAAATAATTCCTCCCCCCGCACCACCGCCCCCACAGGTATTTGTTCTATTTACACCTCCTCCTCCGCCCCCACCAAACATCATTGTTGTTAAATCTGCACTTCCAGCACTTGCACCTGCAGCTCCAGCAATCCAAGTATCAGAGTCATTTCCAACATCTTTACTTGCCTGACCAATCTGACCTACTGTTCCATTTCCTCCTCCGCCCCCAGATCCGTTATTAGGACCGTTTATATAAGCTCCTCCGCCCCCATTACCATTAGCTGTTGTTTGTGCCACTGATGCCCCAGCTGTACCTTCTCCCGTATATCCTTGATTGGGGCTATCTGTTGCGACAGCATTTCCACCTCTAAATCCTCCCCCACTTCCACCGCCCGTTGTCTGTCCATTTAGAGCTTGTGAACCAGCCCCTCCGTCTGCTACAATATTTCCTGTAACTGTAACCGTTCCGCTTGCCAAGAAAGCTAAGATTCCCCCTACCGTTCCGTTCCAAGCCTTAGCCGTATAAGTAATTCCTGTATTTACGGTTACATTTGTATATTGCTTTAAGACTCTAACCTGAGCGCCTGAAGTATAGGAATTCACTAATGGCGTTCCAGTTGTAATTGTTCCTGTGGTATATCCATTTATGGTATTTCTTTCCCACTTTCCTGCCCCAGTACCCTGTGATTGGTGAATTAAAATAACTTGTCCTTGGGCGAAAGACGCATTTGTTGCCGTTAGGGCTTGAGTTCCCGAAGTTCCCGTACAAGCCGAATCAATGGGAGCCTCGGTGGTATTTACGGAGACAGTTAATGCACCATCTTGGCCGTTACCGAAATACCCCGAAACCCCATACAAATCGAGTTTGTAACTTCGAGTAGCCCCCGATTCGTCCCATTTACCTATCAAGGTCATACTGCTCCCGACTGCGGGAAGAGTATTGCACTTAAAGAAAGTTTCAAGAGTTAAATCGCCCGTAACCGATAACGAGGCTGAATCTGCGGCTGAACCGTACATTGACGAGGCCGAGGCAAGTAAAAGAGACGCTGTGTTGGTTGGAACCCCACCTTGAGCTTGTAAAAAATTAGGTGTAAATACTGGCGAGTTAGCTGTTGGGCCATAACGTGCTATAGACGAATCTGAGGTTAAATATACATAATCATCCCCTGAAAAATACGAAAGACCATTACCATGTGAGGCAGGTACTTGACCTATTTTAGACCAACTTGGTGTTGATGTTCTTTGATATAGATTGCCTGAATCTCCATACAAAAATACTGTTAAAGAAGTAGGGACAATATCTGCCCATTTCAAAAGATCTGTTACAGTACCTCCTGATTCTTTCAAAGCACCTGGTAAAAGAGTAATAGCTTGGGGATCGTTTCTAAAGTCTACTGATCGGCCAAAGTAAAACTGTGAAGTTACCTGAAAATTACTACCCTCTTTTAGATAGTCACTTATGCCACCGATCCATCTTTTCTGCTCTTCTTTTTTGTCTGTTGATTCATTTTTAGCCATATAAATAAAAAAACACCCCTCACTTGAGGAGTGTGTCTCTTGGCTCTAATTATACCACTTAAAGAAGTTTGTTTTCGCCTGCTTGCCTCATTCTCTCATGTTCTCGAATATGATGTTTATCACAAAGCCACTTAATATCTAGCCAATGTTCACGATCATATCCGAGATAATGATGACCAATAGTATTTTTATCTCCACAAACCTCACATTCTTTTTGTATAATAATTCCTTGTTTCACCATTGTCCTTACTAATCTTTCTGCATTTTGCTTTTCATTATCAGTCCATCTCATTCTACTTTTCCATCTACATTCTCTTGAACAATACATTCTTGAATTTAACCTGCCATGATCGTTCATTACAGATGGCGGAAGTCCAAAAGTCTTTCCACAAACGCAACATTCTTTGAAAACATGATGAGTTCCAGTAATTGAAGCGGATTTATACCGACATTCTTTAGAGCAAGTTAGTGGAGCTTTGTTATACCCCGATCTTTTCCAATTAAACATTTTATGACAGACTGGACATTCTTTCTTTCCCTCTAGAGGTTTGCCTTTACCTAATCGCCACGAAGAAACGCCTTTTTTGAACCAACCTTTATTGGTTGTATGAAGTTTATAATGACCTCTGACTTTCGACATATGCTAGTATAGCATAGGTTTTATAGGCATGTCAACTGAGATTTGTGCTCCAAACTTTGTATTGTAATGGATTGAGTTTTGGTTTTCTCCTGATAATGGTCTTTGTCGTCCTATTTTTGTATCTATTTATAAGTCCGTACAAACCACCCTTGATAGTTGATTGTGCTGTCATATCTTCGGGTAGTCCTTTCGATCCCTCCCCAGTTAGAAACTTATTGGTGAAAAATGCCGACTTATCTGGATCAACTTTCATACCTGAGTAATAATCTGCTGTTACTCCGTCAACTAAGACTATCCCACCCTCTTCTGGTATTTCAGGACTCTCACCAATTAAGTAAGTCAAACCTGACTTGGAATCTCCGTAAAAAGATGTATTAAGTGTGGCTGTGGTAGTACTTCCGACTGCTGTAATACGATAAAAATATCCATGTCCGTTGACTGTAGTATCTGTAACCTCAAACCATCTCCCAACCATTCCCGCAGTCCAGGTTGTATTTGTACCTACAATTGAATTAGAACCACTTGTAACTTGCACAGTACCTCCTACATAATCTTCGACTAACAGGTTCCTATCCCTTGCATGAGCGTTAAAAGTAATGGTGTAAACCGCTTGAGGAATAGGCCATACACCAAAGTCATCTTTCCTTGGAAATACGAACTGTGGCATAGCTGAGGCTTGAATTAAGATAGCATTAAGCTGATCCCAGTTATATTGAGAGTTGATTATCTGCATTGGATAATTGACTGATCCAACTGTAATAACTACTGATTCAATGTCTACTGTAGAGGGTGGCCAAGCGTAGAATTGTTGATTAGCAACCGTTGAGGCTGTGAACTGAGTCTGATTTTTGTAATTCTTTAACTCTGAAAGGATAAGTTGATATCTACGGCCTAAATTGGCCTGAAAATCGGCCAAAAGATTAGAATCTGTTGAACCAACTAGGTTTATATTCCTAAGAAATTGTGATTTTAGCCCTGTATAAGTGTCTCGCATAAAATAAAAAACACCCGCAACTTTGCGGATGTGTTCCTTATCTATATTATACCACTATTTCTTGGTCCAACCTGTAACTACTCCAGATACTTTATTCCAAAGACTACTAACCGAACCAGGTTTGGTATAAGTGGTAGAATTTGTGGATACTTTTGTAAAAGGTGTACTTACCCCTGATGATTTAGTATAAGGTGTTGATTCACCTGATACTCCACTCCAGTAAAAAATAGTTATTTTAGCTTTACCTGTAATAGTTTGTTGAGTAGTTACTAATAGATTTGCTTTACCTTTTATGGTCTGTTGGGTGGAAGCTGTTATACGGGATCTACCAGTGACATTTTGTAAGGTTGTAATGAGAAGACTAGCTTTACCTAAAATGGTTCGTAGAGTTGAAATTGTAAGTCTTGATTTACCAGATATAGTTTGATTTGTTTGCACCCAAATTATATTTGCTTTACCTGTGATGGTTTGAGTGGTAGTTGCTGTAACTCTTGACTTACCTTGAATAGTTTGAGAAGTAGAAGCGGTTATTCTAGATTTTCCTGTAATTGTTTGAGTGGTAGTAGTGTAATTTAAGGGAGCAAAAGAAGCTGCCTGAATACCCCATGTCAAACTAGCATCTGTCCAATTCACCGATTGTCCTCCCGCAGGATGTTTGACTCCGTTAGTATCTTGAAAAGATATATATTGAGTATTAACTGCACCAGTATATCTATTGGTTAATCCAGCAGTAGGAGAACCACTATCTATCAATACACCTACTACCCAGCAATTATCCGCACTTGTGGTTACCGTTACTGAGGGGTTTAAACTAGAGCCTGTATTACCAGCTACTGCGTCTGGTTGTCCACTTTGAGCAACACCTGTCCATGACACCGCTCCGGCATTACAAGTTGGTGAAGTTCCCCCAAAACCGATAGAAATTGTATGTGATCCAGTTGCAGGATTTAATAGATAATAAAGTGCTGTTATACCGAAAGCGGTAGATCTTTGTGATCCTATTAAAGTCATAGAAACTCCGTTATATGTCGGGGTTGAAATAGAAGCGCTACTTGTTGCTTGACAGGCGACTCCTACAATCAAGACTAAATTAGAACCAGTACAAGTATGACTCCACGTTAAAGGCGAAGTCGAAGTTGCTGTACCGTGTGATGCTACATCTAGTGCTATCATATTATTCTATTGCCATTTGCCAATCACAATTTTTACCATTAAGAGTATATTGCCAGCCAATTATGTACCTTATTTTGGGAATTTCACTACCATCAGCTCCAATACTTCTTGTCACTTGTCGCCAGTAAATAGGTCTTAAATCAGCATTGCTTGGAGGGATCGTGGGAGAATAAATTTTATTTCCATCAACCTCAAAATGCCCATCTTTTAGGTCAATTGTGAATATATGTCCTTTTCCGACCAAAGAGAAAGATTTGAGGTGTTCTTTCATTAGGTCGGTCATCATTGTACCAACTGAGGAAAATTTGGCTTTGTCATCTGGAGTTTGTTTGATTATTGAACCATCAATAGTCTCCGCAATAAAGAGGTAATCTAAATCGTAATCTGATCCTGTTAATGACATGGTATTGTCGAAGACTAATTGTATTTAGTTTTCGTTGTATTGCAAAGTCACGGTCACTTGTGCTGTATCTCCTGCTGCTACTCCAACTGCTGTTTGTAATTGAGTTGTTAAATAATTTGTCCAATTATCAGTGTTGGCTGTTGAAAAAGTTGCAGCTTTTCCGGAAGCATTAGCACTTGTAATTCCAAACCAAACCGCTACGCCAGAACCAATAGCCTCTGTAGCAGTCATATCGGTTGTAAGATTAGTATTAGCAGTTGTTGATGGGGTGGTATAAGTTAACCTGTCTCCATCTGCAGTCATGGCTTTAACTCCTTTGAGAGTCAAATAAGAACCAAAAGATGTAGTTGTATGAGCAAATAGACCTGCGGTAATCGAGTTAAATGTTCCCGAAAGATGTCCGGCTAACCATTGTTCATAAGAATTATTGCCTGCGGTTATAGAAGAAGCAGAATAAGCCGTCGAATTATCATCTATATTTTTCCAATTAATATCTGTGGCAGTAGTTATTGTCTGGCCTGCTCCGTTAGATTTCTGCCAACCAAAAGTAGCTGCGTATCTGGGATTTAATTTCATATGTATATTATATCACCTAAGTGTTTATTATCGCCAAATTAGTATCCCCATCAGTCGCTATCTTAGGTGTGGTTAGAGGTATCGCCATTACTTGATTGTGTTCCGCAGTTGATAGTCCACTTCCGCTTGAGTAACTGAATCCCTCTACTCTATTAAAATTCAAAGCTATAGAAGCTCCGTTAGTTAAATCAAATATATTCGTAGCTGCACCTGAAACTGGCGTGATATTGGCTCCCGTGATATTTAAAGGATTAGCCGTATCGGAGTTAATTATTTTCATTGTGTTGTCAAAAATATAGTGAGTATCATCTGTGGCCGTAATATACGCTCCGTCCTGTTCCCTGATACCCGCCTCACTAAATAAGTAGTATTGATACCAGTTATAAATAACCTGAGCTGCAATCGCATTTGTCGGGTCGTCAATATAAATCCTAATCGTAGTCCCCGATACTGAACAAGAGGTTACTGTCGAACCATCTACGTTAGCGTTTTCATAAACCGTATTTTCAACTTGTGCAGCGTTAATTGAGAATCCCGAACTTGTTATGGCCGTGGTAAAAGTCCCTCCTGAAACGGAAACACTGTTACTGGCATTGGTTAGCGTAATTGTTCCTGTTGTGTAATCGGCCACGCTCAAATTTCTATCTCTGAAGTGATAGTAAATTTTACCCGTATATGCGGCTTGAGGAATGGGCCAAATCTGAAAACTATCCTGTTCGACAAAGTAGAACTGGGGAAGAGCCGAGGCCTGAATTAAAATAGCATTAAGTTGCTCCCAGTTATACCTTGAGTTTATAGGTTGGAGAGGGAAGTTCACGGAGCCTACTGTAATGTATCCTCCCTCGATTGTGACGAGTCCAGGGGGCATGGGATAGATTTGAGCATTATTAGAAGTGGTTAAGGAATAAGGCTTAATCGTTTTATAGTTATTCATTTTAGCCAAGATTAACTGATACCTTTGTCCCAAATGGAGATTGAAGAAATTGGTTACATTGGTATCCAAATTAGGTGTCCCGCTTGGGGACATCATATTTATATCGGTATAGAAATCATTAAGTAAATTGGTATAAGTTTCTCTCATATTTTAGCTTTCATGGCTTTAGACGCTTGTGCCGAAATATCTATTGAACTATCCAGTTGGTCAAGCTGGGCTTGTAAATTGGCAATTAGATTTTGGGCATCGTTGATTTGCGAAATACCCGGATAATTTTCCTTTGCCCAAGCAAGCAAGACATCATCTGTCGGGACTGTGGGAGTATTTGTCTGTAAAGCATTTATTTGTTTTTCCAATGAGCTTTTACTGATAATTAAGGTTGTTTGGTTATCAGAGTCGTACTGAATAAATGTATCGTCATCAATTTGGATATACATAAAATAAAAACACCCGCCTAAAGCGAGTGTGTCTCCTACTTCATATTATACCACTAAGAAGATTCTCTTTTTCTAGCTTCTTCTAACTCCATTTTTCTGATAGACTCTTTTTCATCTTTTAACTTTTGAGGAGTGACTTCATAAAATTCTAAAGTATTCTGATACGCACGTTCCATCGCTTTATCAAGAAAATTGGATATTCTTACGGATATATTTCCCAAAAATCTTTCAACCACAAGTGGATTATACCACTAACTCAATCTCCTTCTAACTGGAGTTTTGGTGGTTCTTGAGACTTGTGTCCTTGCGGAAGCACTATTTCGTGCGTGGGAGGTTCTTGTAAAAGTTCCGCTATTTATATCAAATCCTGTATAGGTTTGCCACTGGGCTAATGTATAACTTGTATCTGCGGGGACAGTATAGCCCGCAACAGCACTTCCAAGTGAGTAAAAATTATTATTTACATTATTATTAAAGTTGTCAGAGTAGTTTCCGCCATTTTGAATATCAATTCCCATGGCCGAAAGAGTTGGTGAAACCCAATTATTGTTCTGGATTGTGACACCTGTTACTGCCTGAGTGCCATCACCTGGCCCAATATAAAGACTTCGGTTATCGTGATAACTTGTATTATTAGTCATTGAAGATATACCGTTCGCTATCAAATGTCTTTCAATCCAAAAACCGTTCCAAACCCGGCCCGTACTTGTATTAAAAGAGCAATTAAAACCATTACTATTTACATCAAAGTGAATATTTGAAGTATTATTATCATGAGCATAATTATATTGGACTACCGAACTGGGCGAAGCTGAAATATAAAGCCCACTCGACCAAGCCAAAGAACCCGTATTTCCGTTTATTTCATTTCCTGTTACAACCGGTGCGGTACATTGGTCTATGTGAATTCCATGCTGGCCATTAGTAATATTGCTATTATTGTAAATATGACTATTTGAAATGGTTAAACCCGTAATTCTGTGAGTAGCGTCTTGGCCTGTAATTAAAATCCCAAAAATAGTATTTGAATAAATATTGCAGTTCGTAATCGTAATTCCCGCTACCGTAATATTACTTTGAGCATTAAACCAAATTCCCGCCCAGCCGTTATTATAAATATTGCAGTTAGAAAGAATTATGTTTTGGGGTTGCTGATATGTAGGTTCACAAAGAAAACCTGCACTATAAAGTCCTGTTGCCCCTGTAAAATCTAAGTTCTGAAAGGTTATATTCTGTCTGTCATTACAATTAGTTCCGCCTGAAATAATAGGGTTTGCTCCAGTTCCGTAAGCTCCATAAGTTACAGGATTTCCGGCAGTTCCCCCATTATTTACATAAAATCCTCCTGTAAAAGTTTGTCCACGCTTAAATAGGCAACTATCCCCAGCACTGAAAGTAAAAGCCCCTACTTTGGTTGTAGTTTGCCATGCGGTACTTGTTGAAGTTCCGTTATTTGTATCAAGTCCATTAATTGCATCAACATAATAAATCATATTGCCATTTGAACCATAATTGCAGCCCCTTGAATATCACATTTTCCACCTGATGCGGTTTTGCCTTGAAGTTGGTAACTTTCGGGGCCGTTTGTTAATACGGAAGTTAAATCCCCTGAAGTTTGAACCGATGTTGCATACTGAGCCAATGTTGCAGTTACTTCCGAACCTGTCATTATTGACCCTGCGGTTGTTTTTAATTGACACCATACCTGATATGTTCCTGAATTATCCTGTTGCAAAAGAACCTGAAGTTTTATAGAAACGGCATTTGGAAACATTGTCTTATCAAACGGAACTTTATAGTAAGCCATGTCGTCATAACTCGTATTCGTTGTGCTTTCTCCTGCCCCATTAACTATTGTAAAAGGTATTGAAAAAGTTGTTAATTGTTGCTTAGGAGCGAAAAATTTCATTTTACTTGTAAATTAAACCAGCAATCCGCACTTCCCGTTGTTAAAGTTGCACCCGTTGAGGAGTTACCGATTGTAATTCCTGTTGAGAAATAAATTCCAAAAGGAGTAGCGTCAAATGAGAACGAACTTTGTGCAGGAACATAAACTAAGATTTTGGGAACTGCCGTATTAGATGGAAGTGATGTTGCGTTGTGAACTTGAATAAATTGTCCCGTTGTTTTTGAGTTGTATCCGCTAAAACCATAAAGAACCCCTGCCGAGGCTTTACCGATATGACTGGCTTCATAAGCTGCACTGTCTATTGAAGCGATTGCATAGGTTGAAACCGCAAGAGGTAGCGGGGCAACGGCAAAAATACTATTCGTAAAATCTTCACCTGAAAGTGCGGTTCCTAAAGTTACCCTCTGATTTCCCGATAAATCCATTGACTCGGCAACCTGATAAGTTTCCGTCCAAGTCGGAGCGGCAGCATTGGCGACACCCACCAAAGTTCCCAAATTAGTAGTTGAGGGAACTGCTGCGTTATTGGTTTTATTTCCAGCTACCACCCAAGGGGAAGTTCCTTGTGTAACCGAACCACCATTAAATGAGGTTATCTGGTTGCCCGATCCATCAACTATGGCCGTAGCCAATGCCCCCACTCCGCTTAAATAGAATCCGCTTAAAGGTAAAGCTTTTTGGCTTGGAGTCGAACTAGTAGTATTAAGAGCAATTAGACCATGAATTCTGTCATCATCTAGGGGTGCAGCATCAAATCTAGGATTAAGTTTATACATAAAAATACCGCCCTTTGAGGCGGTGTGTCCGTTAGTATATTATACCACTATTCTTTCTGCTCTAAACCATGGCGTATTTCTTGGTCTTTTATTCTATTTTCCCTTACATCAAGCAACTTTTTACGTTCAGCGTCTACTTCTTCTCTTTTTTCAACAACGTGCTCTCTTTCTTTTATGTCGGCCATTAGTTTATTCATTGTTCCGAGTTGCATTTGTACTTTAATAGCTTGTTCTTTAATCTCTTCATATTCTCCTTTGGCTTTCTCAATTTCCTCAAGAATTTTCTTGTCCTCCCCCAATTTAAGTTCTTTCTCTTTTAACTCAATTCCTAAATTAACCAGATATTCCTCTTTGCTCTTAATCTCGGCTTCACGGGCATATACGGCTTGTTCTTTGTCGGCATTCGTAAGCTCGGCAGTCTTAATTTGTGCCTCACGCTGGTTTAGCATCCTGATTTTGCTGTCGAAGGTCTGCAGGTCAAATATGTAAGATTGCATGGCCTTGATTAGGTTATCCGCAAGCACCTTAATAGCTTGAATGGCTTTGGAACGTTTTTCTATCTCCTCGCTTTCTTCCTCGGTGGGAGGAACTATTTTGGGGTAATTGCTTAAATCTAAATTTTGTGAATCGGGGTTCATACTTGTACTAATATTTCGGCTAAATATTTATTAAACCTATCTTCATAATGTCTGCCGGAATCATCTTCTAAAGCCATTTTCTGGGCAAGATGTTTGGCTAAATGAAGTGCGAGATACTTGGGAAAATCAACAATCTTGCGTGAGGGTAAAGTATAATCCTGTCCGGCATACGGCCAAGTGAAATCATCCTTTGTCGGATTGTAGATGTACGTTTTTGTCTGATCGGGTTCCGTTGGCAGGTTGTTTAAGCTGTTTGTAATCATTTTCTAGTTTTTCTATTTGCTGGCAGATAATAAGCAAAAGACCTATTGTCTGTTTTCTATTCGGTATTCCGTTCCTGTCCAAAAGTTCAAGATATTCCTCCCATTTTCCCTCGGGGATTAAAATATCCAAAAACCTTGATACCTTAGCTCTAATTCCTTCATCCATTTTTGGTTGCTTCTGCTGCTTCACGGGCTAAATCTTTCTTAGACTTGTATAAAGGAGGTATGGATGTATCTTTTATCACTGGAGAGGCCTCTGAGGGCATTACAGGGGCTTGTGGCCTCGATTGTTGGGCTTGCGGAGCTTCGGATATATCATCAAAGGCTTTTTCATAACTGCTTCTATTGTCTAGTGTTTCAAGAGGAGCCGGGGCTTCCTGTTGGGCTTCGGGTTCCATACCATAGTCCATTACTTTTCTAATTCTGAGCATCTTCATATGCTCCGCAACAAGTTCTGGGTCATTGGCTCTCGGTACTTTATCCCAGACTTCTACATTTTCCACATATGCGTCTCTAAAAGCTGTTCCCATTTGTTTTTCCCTTAGAGCTTTGAGTTCTTCTCCCTCCTTCTGTATTTGCTGGTTAATCATGAACTCAACAATCTTTTTGGCATAGTGCTTGGCGAGATAGCGTGGCATCTCTTTGGTTTCGTGGGCTTTAACAACGTGCCAATATCTATCCTGCATGAACTTAAAGTCTGTATCCATTGGGTTATAGACTTCGAAAGTGTCCATCTTTAGTCTTTCAAGTTCCCTGATATTAGCCTCATTTTGGGCTTGTTTTCTTAAATCTTCTTCTGTGGGTGCGAATGGTGCCATTAGTTTTTACGTTTGCTTCCTAAAATTGTCGGTTCAACTACATGATTTGGCGAAGGATTGCTCCCCGGGGCCTGGAGTCTTATTGAGTCTACTGTGGGTTGTATCTTTTTAACTATTTTGCCTATCCCGTCAAAATCCCCATAGGTAAAACTGGTATTGGTTAAAATCTTGAAGAGGATTAGCCATTGACGCATGGAGAGCTTAATGGCCACTTCGGTTTCGTCAAGTTGCTTTTGAAACATCATATTGGCTTTAACCTCTTCCGGGGTTGGTTGTCTGCCTGTTGCATATGGGTTTTGCGGGTTCATGCTGATTTGTCTGCTGGTATTTGAGAGTCAACTGGTTTGGGTGGCGTTGTAAAAGTGACTAAAAGTTGCGGTTGTTCAACTATTACTCCCCCATTCTCAATAAATCTTACCTGAGGTTTTGACAAAGTGGCGGTTAAATTATTATCCGCCATTACTTTTTGGAAAAGATCTGTAGGTGTCATATAACTAATTATAACAGATCACTTTTTTTACAACGAAGTAACCGAAGCGTCATTGCTCATTGGCAACCATCTAAGGAAGAATGTCATGGCTCCTGAAGTTGGAGTATCGGTTGTAGCATAGTGATATTCAATTGTATTGTTTGTTAATGTTGTTTTATCTCCAATAATTACAGGGGTTAAGTTAATCATTTGGGTTGCAGCGGGTTCTGTAATATATCCTGCTGCTGCTGATTTGGCAGTTAAAGCTGTAGCAACAAGTCCGCCTTTATAAATCATGGAACCTGGAGTATATCCTCCAATAGAAGCACCTCCAACCGCAGTCAAATACACCTGAGCTGTCTGATCATTAATTCTCCAGGAAGATGCCGTGTGATTAGCTCCTAAAGTTGTAGTAACCACACCCCAAAGACCACGGATTTCCAAAACTCCTGTAAAACCAAAGATGGGGACGTTAACCGTGGCGTTATTACCTACAAAAGTTCGTGAATCTGTAGAGATTATGCCATCAGTTGTTAAAGGAACTCTGTTTTGATCTCGAAAATAAGAAGCACTTACTGTGTTAAATTTAGGAGAGAGTTTAAGGAATTTCATATCCTTATTATACACCTTAGGCTGTACGGCTGAATGCGTAAGCTGTAGCACTCGTAAACATCAAGTTGAAGCAAGCTACTCCAGTAACACCGCTTGGAACTGTCAGAAGTCCGGCTCCTGCACCCGATCCTGCTGCTGCAGCTGCCGAAAGAATAGCGTTTGTATTAACAGCCATTGTAATTGTGTTGGCTCCCGCCGTGTTATCAATATAAAGATTCCATGAGAATCCTTGTGCACAACCTAAGATTGCATTGCCAAGAGTTGTTCCTGTCGGAAGAGTCATGGTAACTGCTGCTGCTGAGGTAGAGGTTATATAACCTGACAAGACCTGAGCCGCTGTTAAAGTAGTTGTTGAGTTAACTGCAACCGGAGTATAGAAATCAATAGGAGTGTCGTTTTCCATTAAACCTGTTCCTTTGGGAGAAATAATTATATTTTCGTTTGAACCCGAGGAAAGAGCCGACATTGTAACCCCTGCCGCTGCCGCTGCACCCGCTACGTTAATACCTGTTGCAACTGAACTTGCGGAAGCGTCTACGTTAAAAGCGGGGTTTGTCGTTCCGTTGGCTCCTACCGCCAAAGCATTGGCTGAAGTTGACGTGATTGTTCCAAGAGCTGTTAAGGACGATCCTCCGATTGTTGTTCCTGAGGGAAGTTTAAGAGCCGTGACATTGGTTAAATCCCAAGTTGCTAAAGACGACCCAAACTGTACTCCTCTCGGAATAGGGAGAAGATTCTCAAGCATAACGCCTGTATAAGTAAATCTGGCTTGTAATTTTAGATATTTCATATAATTCTCTCCTGGAGATAGAGAATTAATCTATCTGAAGGAATACGCTGATCGTGTGACTCGAACTTGCTGCTTGTCTGGCCGTACCGACTCTCATATGGGTTGTTCCTGCTGCAAATACTGTTACGCATCCGGCTGTACCTGAGGGAGTTCCGACATCGCTTCCGATTGCAAAGCTTGAGCCATCGGAAAGTACTGCACATTCTCCGTGAGTTTGAATCCAACCATATTGCCAGACTGTTGAGGTTGAGGCTGCAAGTTCATAGATTGCTACACCTACCGCAATACCTGTTTGAGTCGTAGCCGGGGCTTGAATAACTCCGCCATACGGACTCTTTGCAAGGTTGACGGCCGTGGTTGTTGTAGGATAGGCATATCTAAGAGGTCTATCAAGAGGAACCTTAATTGTGCCTCCCGTTGTCAAGGTGCCTGTGATATTGCCTACAATATTGTAATGGTCACCGATTGCGATACCAGAACCTGCTGTGTAGCTGAATACCGAGCCGTCTTGGAATAACTGAGGAACTATTGTTGTGGTTCCGTTGGTAAGAGTAAGGCTTGTATCATTAACAACTCCGGCTGTTTGAACTGCCAGTCCGTTAAACTGCGTATCATTGACAGCTTCCTGTAAAAGATTGCCTTTGACAAGGGCTGATGTTCCGACTAGGGCATACCTGTAGATTCTGCCTCCAACACCCCATGCTTGAGTTCCGAGTAGATGATTTTTGGTCGTATCTACAGTGTAGAGGTCTTGGCCCTCCAACACGAGCATTCTTGCCATTAAGTCGTATTTAGCTGATAGTTTTAAGTATTTCATATTAAACTCCTGTTATTCCGGTTCCCTTTGCATGACGCCTGAAAGAAAGCGGGATTGTCTGGCCTATACAATAGAATCTTGCAATTCTGCCTGCCTGATCGGGAATGGTCAGGGGTTTCTGATAGAACCAACCGTTCCATTCCGAGGGAGCTTCCAAGGCAATCGCTCCTGTGCCTTCGTATGCTTCCATTGTGCCGAAATCCACTTTCTCCAAAACATCTTTATATTCTTCGGAAATTTCATAGCGTCCTTTCCAGACGATATACTTTTCATTCAAGAACCAAAGCATCTGGGCTGTGCTGAAGTAATCCCTGACGATATAAGTACCACGATAGCTAAGTGCGTCAAATCCTACGGCACTTCTCATTTCGCTGTTATTCCTGACCGCATATTTGCCTCTGACTTTGAGTCTGTCATAACCAACCTCTGAATAGCTCTGTCTGACAAATGGGGTCAAGAGTTGTTCGTAATCGCTGAAGATTGCTGCGGTACAAAAACCTACATTTGGCATTTCATCTGCCGCACCCGGAGCCAATGCTGAATCATACTCGGTTGCCATTGTAGCGAGGGTTAGCTTGCCACCGCTAAAGGCTGTTAATGTCGAGTTAAGTGCCGAATAAGTGGACTTAGAAAGACCTCCGATTGTCGAAACGTTTGTCGTATCGTCAACTATTGCTCCAAGTCCCAAGGGCTGATTGGCTGTTCCGAGTCCGTAGATTGACGCTCCGAGAGTATTCATGGCTTGTGCAGCCGCTTTCTCGTATTTATAAGTATCAAGATTGATACTTCCCAAACTTCCCACATTAGCGAAAGATTCGAGCATTATGCTAACAACTGGTTGGGTGTAAGCGGTATGGGCAAAGCTTCCTGTAACTGCCGTGCTGACTGCCGAAGAGTTCAAAGTTTCAAGAGATGTAAAGAACTGACCTTGCGTGTCTGCTGTTATATCGTAAGTTACATCTTCCGTCTTGCCCTCAAACTTGGCCCCTTGCGATACGAAACGTGCATAAAGGGAGGGGAAATTAAGAATTTGGTCAACCACCTTGTTATAGAGTTGGCGGTTACCAAGAACATCTACACGAGTCGGAGTTGCTATTCCGTCTGGTGCAAATTTAATTGAAAGTTTAAGAAATTTTAACATAAAAAAACTCGGCTCCTTGGCCGAGTGTGTCTCGTTAACTAATCTATATTATAGCGAGTTTAGAAAATCTGTCAAGCCCCCTCTTTTAACTCCTATGAAATACTTTACTTATTTCGTCCTTTAACTGGTCCCATGATTTATTATGATCCCTGGCATAAATGTATCTATCGGGTGGTGCTTCATTTAACGGCACACTTGGATTTCCTGCAATCGGTGCGTTGGCTCCGGCCGGTTGTTTGTCCTCTTTAACTTCGGGGTGTGCATCAACTTCGGGCTTATAGTGCAAGAAGTAAAGTTTGGTTAAGGAAGTTTCGGGCTGTAATCCTTTAGAAACCTGTTCTTTATTATATTTAATTCCGTATTCAAAGAACTTTTGTACCTCTTTGGCGGCTTTATCTGTGGTATTGGGATTGTCTATCTCTTCGGGTTTGGAAGGCCTTTCAAGAATTTTAGCGGCATGGAGTTCTTCCAACTCATCTTTAATCTTTTTATTGAAATCCTCGACTTGTTTGGTTTTGGCTTCCTCGGCAGTTTTCTTCTCGGTTTCTTCTTTTTCTCTTTGAGCTTTAACTTCTTCGTCACGTTTGGCTAACATTTCCTCCATAGTCCTTTTGGCCTTAACTTCGGCTATTCGTTGAGTTTCTTTAATAAGTTCCGGGTAATCCTTGGGCAAGCGTTTCTCTTTCTCCCATGAAGCAACAAGTTCGTCCGCTTCTTTTTGCTTGGCTTGGTCATCAATGGGTTTTTGGAGTATTTTATCTATCTCAGCCTGAAACTCTTTCTTCATTTCCTCCGCCACTTTGGTTGCGGTTTCCTCTGAAGTCTTTTTGGCAATGTCCTCAACCTGCTTGGTACGCTCTTCCTCTTTTTGCTTAGCCCGTTCCTTTTTCTTCTCAACTACATCTTCCTCAAGTTTGTCGGGTTTAACTTCTTCTTTTACTTCAGGTTTAACCTCAACGGGTTTATGGGCTTCTTCCACAATCTGGCGAATAGATTTGGGCTTAATTTGCTCCGTTACAGTTTTTTTGGGGGGTTCCTGTGTGTCAGGTTTATTTGTGTCCATTTCGTGGTTTTTTATTTGGTGCTCTCTTCTTCTTCGTCTTCCTCATCATCATCATCCTCTATTTCTTCCAACTTCTTTTTAAGTTCCGGTCCTTTATCCTTGCACTCTTCAAGCCAGTCAATCAATGCCTCAATAGTAGTTCTCAAGCTTGCCCCGTCCTCACAATATAAATCTTGGGCTTTGGTTACAGCGTCAAATACTGCACTATCAAATATGGCATACCTGTCATCTTCTTCATCCTCTTCATCCATTTCATCCGCCAATTTGTTGCCCTTTTGATACTCACGCACTTCCTCGTCCAATTTTTTATTTACCTCGGGATTCATCATATATCCCATCTTTTCATTCCAGACTTTGTTGTCGCTCATATCATTATTATACCACTACCTCATAAAACCCTCGGTGAACCCGCAGGGGGCTGTGTAGGAGGTGCAATAGGCACATTAGCGGTATTCATGGGACTGGGGGTCACTGCGGGTGCTTGTGGCACAGGTGCACCCTGAGGCATTACTGGGTTAACTGGCCCAGCCACTGGAGGTGACGCAGGAGAGTTTGACGTCTCTTGTAATTCAGCATTCTCCAGGGCTTGGGCAAGTGCCTGAGAACTATTGAGATTCTTGACGACTTTCTGCAAGTAGGCTTGCGGATCAATCTTGGCAAGAATCAGCTTTTCTGTGCGGCCTTCAGGGTCGGAAAGTCCCATATCCTTAAAGAATGTATAAGGGTCGGTCATTTCCATCTTAGCCATCTCTAAAGCATTATTCTGTGCCCGTATCTTGTCGCTTCCTGAGGATTTAATCTTAATAATCATTCCATCCATAATCATATTTCTATTAAGTTTCTGATAAATGGGGTCTCCGGCTACTCCCATAATCCACCTGAAGTGGTCTTTGGTATAACGAAGTTTAATCCACTGCATTGACCAATCCCCCATCCATTGTCCTGCTGGGTTAATCGTATCCTCGACAATATCATCGGCTGCGGTGAAGTCTCCTTCACGGGCTATCTGGTTACTGGTTGCGGGAGCCTCGGCTTTAATCTCACCTCTAACCGCCTGCGAATGGGCAACCGCATACATCCTGTTTCTGAGGTTTTCTATTTCCTGAAACTCTGGAGGAGTGGGTCTTTCGGGAGCTATATATGCATGAACTTCGTTTACGTTACCCTCAACCGACAAATCAAGATTCGGAGCATCCAAGTCCATCTCTTCTACATCGGCAGGGGTTAAAGCACCTTTGCTAAATATGTGGTGTCCACGGGAGTCTAACGTCTCTTCTATTTGCTTGCCACGCTTATCAAGGGACTTCTGGTTTTGGATATTCTGTTCAATCCAGCTTGTCTCGTCCATCGGGGTCTTGCCCCATTGGTCGTAACCCATAAAGAAGTATGGCTTTCGTGGAAAACGGAAGTAATTATGGTAAACCTGCTGTTCTTTAACATTGGGGGGCATTTGTCCCGTAAATAGAAGCTGGGCCAATTCTGACTCGTTTATTGCCCGTTTAGTGTTCTCATCACTTATATCGTCATATGCGAAATATCTTTTCTCACCCTCGTAATCGAAGTTGGGGTTCTTCATCTTGCCGAGTATTACATCCCCATACTTCCAAACAACCGCATCAATCCTCTCAACTTCGTCCGTGGCATGGCGTTTGTATTCGGTAAACCAAATCTCGCTATATTTAATCTCCGTGGCAAGGACTCTCCAAGGTTCTTTATCCTCGCTTATTGAGAGTCCGTCTTTTTTAAGCTCTGCATAAAACTCTTTCTTTTTACTTGGGAACTTGAGGGCTATCCGCTGTACCGTTGCCGGAACTTTCTGCATTACCCATTTCATTCTGTCGGCATCAGTCGTGGGGCAAGTCCAATCGAATTTAATAAGGTCGGGGTGAACCACTCCGAAATCGTAATCATCGGCTTCATTGTCCCACCACGTCTTAATACATGAAGTGAAATAAACGGGTAAATGCTTGTATGCCAAACCCAAAACAAATCTTGTATCCTGCTCTTTAATCTGGGTATCAATAACCTTACCTATCTGGTCGGCAATCTCCGTTGCCTCATCAGAGTCAAATCCGGGGAGAGCCATCATATCCGGCACTCGGCTCATTGCCAAAGGTTTAACCGTTCCCATAATTTCATAGAGGACATTATCCTGATACCTTGATTCGTAACTCTTTAATCTCTTCTCGTCCTCGGCTTGTTGAACTTGTCTACCGAAGTAGTAAACCTCATTCTTTTTACGCCTTTCAAATAAGTTATATTTATCCTCGTAGAAGTTATTGTATCCGTCCTCATATTGGTCAATTATCTTAACTAGCTCTTCATCCTCTATATCGAGTTGCAACGGGTCTAACGGAGGCGTCATCTGTCCCTCTTGGGGATAATTCACGTCAGGAATAGTCTCATTAAAACTACCCTGCATTTTCTGGTTTCCTTCCATATAAAAAAATAGACACGCCTAAGTCGGTGTGTCCAATGCCCTTATTATACCACTAAAGGCTGACGACATCCGACAATAAATAATCCTTTCCGCACTCCATACAATCAAAGTTCTTGGGAATCTTAATTGGTATCTCATCGGGAAGTGAAACAACCAAGTTGGGCGTATATTTAATTAAAGGCCTTCGGCAAATAAAACACCTGAATATAGAACTATCCGTATTGGGCTGGGGTGAAAGAATTAAACTTGTCCTCTTCCTATTACTAAGAATAGTCTGAAACGTATATGCCTCATGGCACTGATAACAGGCGTGAATAACGGGAACATCATAAGTTGGCACAAGTCCGGGGACAATACTTACTACTAACCCTTGAACCCTACAAACCGGTGTACCGCATCTGAAACATCTAAATAAGTATGAATTATCGGGATTATCCTTATCAGTGGTTAATGAAACGGTTTGGACTAATAACTCGGTTGGGACAGAATGAATGATTATCCTCACATTTAATTATAGCAACCTATTCTTTTTGGGGACGAACTTATCCACATCAATCCCCTTAATTGCTTCTTCATTCCAAACATGAGCCAATCTCTGTTCTCTTGTCAAAGGTATTGCATCACGTTTGCTTTTAATCTGTCCGGTAAATCCGTCCATGAATGTAATATGCTGGAGCATATATCGTTGGTCGTCCCCGCAATCGTCATCAATTCCGCCTTTTCTTGAACTTTCCACATCCTCGATATTATTCTCGTCATGTATAAGCTGTGGTAAGGTTCTATCCAATGCCTCGCAGTTTGTAGTCCATTGCCAGTAAGGCAAGCCGTCAGGGGCTAAAGAAAGCCAAGTGTGCATATTCTGCCAGCCCCTAATCCTACTATCCGGCCCTTTAATTGCGGGCTTTAATATGAAACCCCAACGGCTATCCGCATCCTTGAATTGGTCGAATATACTTTTGCTGTTGTCGTCTCCTTTGGCAAATATCATTGAGTCGCACCTTACCCATGCTCCCATATCCACTAAATCGCTTAGAGTTAAGTTAAACCTTTTGAGCATTTGGTCTTTAATAATCTCACTCCATTCATCGGGGTTCTTCTCCTTACCGTACACCTCAAAGAAAGTTTTGACTCTGTAAAATGGTGCGGTTTCATTCTTGTCATCACGCCACTCAATCTTTTGTAATGTAGCCAAGTGAAACGAAAACGGGTTAGCCCTGCCCCAATCCATTCCTCCTACAATCGGTGCATAACTCGGAACGAATGGTTGGATGCGGTGTTTGTCGGTTATCTCGGTAAAGTATTGTCCGGCAAATATATCCCATGAACCTTCTAAGTACGCTTTGCGCTGTTGAGAGGGTAAGGACTCAAGCTGCTTAATATACTCGGGTGAAATGTATTTATTGTCATAGGCATTGGCATGGACATAGAAGAAGCGGTCTTGCTCACTGTCCCCCGAGTTTTTGTCAATGAAGTATTTTTTAACCCACCCATGACCAATACCACCGGGGTTGGTTGCCCCCATGAACTTAACTTGGTCAATGCCGGGGTAACGCAAGCGGTTGCGCAAATCCTCGAAAGTTTGCAATGCATCACGGGTAAGCTCATCAACAAACTCCCCGGCAAACTCGGTACTCATATACTTGCTCGGATCGTCCAAGTTCCTGAGAAGTATCTTTCCCCCACCTATATCATCTCTTACATGAAACGATAAACCGAATATATTGTCGTCTTTAAGCTGTCCAAGCCAAGCGGGGAACTCTCTTTCGATTCTGCTTATCTGCCTGTCTTTTAATGTCGGGTAGTCCTCACTAAATAGTCCTACTGGTATATCTTTAATCTTGGTAGTCTTCCATAGATAAATAAGGTAAAGGAGTGCGGCCCACCTAAGTGTATGACTCTTGCCGCCTCCCATTGCCCCTCCGTACAGAAGATATTTACACTGGGGACTTAGAAGCGTTTGTATCGCCGTCTGTTGTTTTGTCTGAAGTGTCACCCATTTGCTTAAGTCCAAGGATTCCATCTATATCTATTTTAACATCTCCACTTAGTTCTAATTTATCAGGTTGTGCGAATGTTTCTGGATCAGTGGCTTTTAACATAAACTCGGGTGAGGCATAAGCACCCCATGCACCAACCGCTGCCGATCTTGCAAGTTCACACCCCTCGTCAAAAACACTATCATCCTTTCTCATTCTCTCTAATGTAGACACTGATATTCCAGCAGCTTTAGCGGCCCATTTATAAAACGGAAAGTGTGTTAAGTATTTAATAACATCCGCTTTCTGTCTATCTACTTTTTGCTCTTTGGTTTCCATCCAGTCTTTCTAAGCGTACCATATACATACGCTCCTTTATTCTTAATACCTTTTTTGGAAGCCTCACGCTTTAGTTTTCTTTCAAGAGCTTTTGGCATTATTTCTTATGTTTCCTTTCTTTCTTCTCTTCACGTTTGCCGTGTTTCTTTTCTTTTAATTCTTCTTTTTTCATTTTCTTAAACATATCAATCACTTCCTTTCAAAAAACCTTTGGGTACATTTGTCCCCTTCTTAAGCATCCTACATATTATACTCGTTAACTGACTAACTGCGTTTTCCCTATTCACAAATAATACTTGTTGATCTTTATCTTGAACTACATTATCCGTGTAAAAATCAAGTCCGGCCATAACTATATGCACAAGCTCGTGAATGATGGTTTCATCCCACAATTCTTTTTTCTCAAGGAGTTGCGGATAGATTGTTATAGTCGCTTGATTGTATGTGGGATTGGCTAAAGTTTTAGCGGAGCGGTAAGTATCAAGTCCGGTTAGCTTTTCACCCTCAACATTATTCTCCTGCCAGATAAGTCCTATCTTCCAGTTTTCAAGACCGAATAGATCTCTAAAGTATTCTAATCTAGTTTCAAATTCTTTTTGCATGGTGTATTTCTTCGTGGCACAATTTACAAAGAGTTACAATTTTTAATGGAAAATTATAATTTGGATGATGTTTCTCAAGATTTATTTTACTATTACACAATTCACAATGATCGAATTTTTTAATGTGTCTTCTTGCAACCTCCCGAGCCCTTTGTTTTTCAGGATTATTTTTAATATAGTTTCTAGAACTTATAATGTGAGTTTTTCTATATTTTTCGGTCTGTTGATAATCTTTAACATGTTTTTTAAACTCCGGTGTCGATTTATATTTTTTCGCTTCAATACTCTTACATAACTTGCAATAAGATTGAAGGCCGTCTTTATGATACTTATCTTTTGAAAAATTGATTGTCGACCGAGTATTTTTACATTTAGGACAAAATTTATACTCCATATTTTTCTTTTAGTTCCTTGACTTGTTTCAATTCAGAGTTGTCAAGCGTCTTCTTCATTTCCTCTAATCCCTCTCTCTCTTTTTGCGGTCTATTCCTTTCGTATATCTCTTGTGCGGTTTTGGGTTTGATTATACCTGTGGGGATGGAGGGAGTGATTGTCCTTTTGACACCTTCCGCAAATGTTTTAATGTCATTGCCTATTGTAAAACTAGGGTTGGATTTAGTTCCAAGCCAATATCCTATCAAAAGACTAATAATTGTAATTAAAAAGTAAATCATATAAACGCCCTCTTGAATTGGAACACCATTCTCATTCCTTCGAGTTCTTTCTTCTCATTTTTTTTTAATCTAATATCACTATCAAGGGCATACTCGTCATAATGCCGGGGAAGAAGTGTGAGCATTTGAACAAGCGGATCGGTTGCCATTAGGTCAACTATGCTTGTATAGAAATTGGAGGTATGGAGAACAAGATATGGGTGTCCGGTTTCCAAATGTCTAATCACCTCATTAGTTTTCCATTTAATCTTGGGTGCAGGGTCATTCATTTTAAGTGTTTGTGAAAACTATCCGCTTCTTCTTCATAGACATATCTTGCATTCTTAATTTCTTTTTCGGAATATCCTTCTTTTCTAGCTCTATCCGCTCCGTAAATATCTACATATTCTTTATTCAACTCACCTTTCCTGTGAGGCTGAATTATATGATTGTGATATTTCTGTCGCTGTAATTTAATATCCTCGCCTACAAACTCAATTTGTCCCCCCGGGTGAGCTAATCCAGCTTGTTTGCGTTGACAATCAAGACAAGGCAAATAACCCCAATAAGGGTCAAAAACAGCGTCATTTATTTTGCAAACATTGCATTTCACTTATCTTTAGGCCGGGATTTCATTTCTTCCTCATCCCGGATTATCACATTATCAGTGGTTATAATCTGAATCGCTACCGAAACCGCATTCTTTAAAGCATTTATGGCAACAAGTGCGGGGTCTACAATCCCGGATTTAACCATGTCTTTAACCTCACCAGTGATTACATCTACTCCAAAGTCTTTACCTTTACCATTTAAAGCTAGAGCCATATCTACTTCGGATAGTCCTGCATTGGTAATTAACTTTTGGAACGGTTTATACAAAGCCCGATATAAAATAGACTCCGCATCCTTGAATCCATTTAATATCTTTCTAATATGTAAAAATACTATCTCTCCTCCGGGGACTATCCCTCCTTGCATTGCGGCCTTAGTTGCTTCCTTGCTATCTAAAATTCTTTCCCTCCTCTCTTTCATCTCGACTTCGGTTTGTCCTCCTCCTCGAATGACAGCAACCCCGTTAGTCAATTTGCCTATTCTTGCCCTCATTCTTTCTTTGTCAAAGTCGCTTAAATCAACGTCTTCCATTGACTTTTTAATCTCCGCCACTCTTAAACTGACCGCTTTCTTTGTGCCTCTGCCTCCGACTATAATTGAAGCATTCTTGGTAGCCGTGATACTTTCGGCAAACCCCAAGTCATCGGTGGTAAGTTTAGCCAAGTCAAATCCGGCATCTTTACTGATAAACTTGCCGTCAGTTAAAACTGCAATATCCTGTAAAATATTCTTTTGGTCTTCACCGAATGAGGGAGCTTGAATACACAAAGAGAAGATTTTACCCTGGAGTTTATTTTGCACAAATGACGGGAATGCCTCTCCCCCAATCTCCGGGGAAATAACTACTAAGTTTTTGCTTAACTTAACAAACTCTTCAAGAAAAGGAATAAGCTCGGTAAAGTTTGTTATAGATTTATCCGTTATTAAGAAGTAAGCATTTTCGAGTACCGCTTCCATTCTTTCGGGATTGGTTACGAAATAAGGACTAAGGTAGCCTTTATCAATTTGCATTCCCTCTTGGATTTCAACCGTTATTCTTTCCGGGGCTTTACTTTCTTCAACCGTGATTACTCCATCCTTGCCGACTTTCTGATACGTTTCGGCTATAAGCTTACCTATCTCGGCATCACCTGCTGACACCGTGGCAACAAACTCCATATCCTTTAAGCCTTTAATCGGAATGGCTAATTTCTTTAACTCTTCTACTAAACGCTCCGTACCTTCTTCTAAGCCTTTTCTAAGGCTCATTGGATTGACTCCGGCATCAACCAACTGCATACACTCCTGAATGATTGCTTGAGCAAGAACCATAACCAAAGTTGTGCCGTCTCCACAAGTTTCGACTTGTTTTTCTGAAGCCTGACGAACGAGGGTAGCTCCCACATTCTCAACAAAATCCGTTAAATCAACACCTTTAGAAACCGTAACTCCGTCATGTACGACTTTAGGCTCAGCAAATAATTCTCCAGTTGGCACAAACTGTTCTATGGCTACATTACGACCCATTGGCCCCAAAGTCGAAGACACCACATCTGCTATCTTATTCACGCCTATTAGTAATTTTTGGCGTGCTTCTTTTCCACTAACAATTTGTATTTTAGGAGCTATCATTTTATTCTTGCTCTAATATCTCCGAGTTTGACACAATAATATTTCTTGCCTTCGACTTCCATTACATCAACCCCACCTTCGTCATAATAATGAAGAAACCAGATTATATCCCCAACTTTGCAAAATCTTGCCGGATCAACTTTCTCCCCATTCATTGTGGTATCGTAATCGCCTACCGAGATAACTTTGCCTTGAATTATTCTCCCTTGTTTTTGGCCGGTAACAACAAAGGTTGAGGCTTTTTCTTCTATCGGAGTTACTATGATTATCCCGGGGGTAGCAGTGAAGTTAAGTTTGGTCATTTCTGTGTGTCAGATGATTAAGTATATCACTATGTATTCTTTGGTTGTCAAGAGAAAGCAAAAAATAACTCACTTAAAGTATTTACTTCCGCCTCCCGAATTGAGAAGCGGTGTAATTACTTATCCAACCCTTTAATAAACTGTTCTGCTTGTTTCTTTTCTGACCTTAAGAAATTAACTTTGCAGTATTCGGTTTTGGCACCACTCAAGTCGGCATAACTCAAGTTGGCATAACTCAAGTTGGCACTAATCAAGTTGGCATCACTCAAGTCGGCATAACTCAAGTTGGCATAACTCAAGTTGGCACTAATCAAGTTGGCATCACTCAAGTTGGCATCACTCAAGTTGGCACTAATCAAGTCGGCATAACTCAAGTTGGCACCACTCAAGTTGGCACTAATCAAGTTGGCATCACTCAAGTTGGCATAACTCAAGTCGGCATCACTCAAGTCGGCACTAATCAAGTTGGCACGACTCGTCACCGCCTCTACTACAGCCTCTTTGATTGTCGTTTTGGTAGAAGCGAATAATACTTTTTCACTATCGTATCGACTATATATTTTCACTCCTTCTACTTTTTCTTCTTTAACTGCTTTTTTAAGCACGCTTTGAACTTGTTCGAATTGATCGTCTGTTAAGTTTATTGTTTTCATAAATATTCACCTCCATCCCTACTCACCTAAATAATTAAATGGAGAGGGCCGAGCTTTCTCAGTCCTCTTGTTTAACTATTTTGTAACCTTTCTCTTTCAAAAGAGCCATTGCTTCTTCTGTTTTGTCATCCGTTTCTTTTTCCTCGTCTGCTAGTTCTGGGTCTGAACAGAGAATCTCATAATCTTCGTCTGGTTCTATCTTTTCGATTTCTTCCGACTTTTCTTTTGTGTGATAGAAATAACCCTCAATGAGTTTGAGACTTCCATAAACCCGAGCGTCTCCAGAAACCCAAGCGTCTCCATAAACCCGAGCGTTTCCATAAACCTGAGCGTCTCCAGAAACCCAAGCGTCTCCATAAACCCGAGCGTTTCCATAAACCTGAGCGTCTCCAGAAACCCAAGCGTCTCCATAAACCCGAGCGTTTCCATAAACCTGAGCGTTTCCAGAAACCCAAGCGTCTCCATAAACCCGAGCGTCTCCATAAACCCGAGCGTCTCCAT